TACCAGCACCCGGCCGTTGATGTTTGCACCTACCGGCCCAACGAGCATGAAACCCCGTTCTACTTTTGGGAGACCATTATCGCCAACGCGGTACTGAAGGGGTGCGGGTACGCCGTCATTACGCGCGGCGCGGGCGGTGTGCCCATTGCATTGCAGTGCGTCGACACTGATCTAGTCGAACGGCGCCTGGTCAATGACCGCACGATAGTATTTAAACTTCAAGACGGTACGGTTGTGGCCGAGGAGGACATGTTGCAGATCTGCAACCTGTACCGCAAGTCGCCTATTCAACTGCACCGCGAGAACCTGGGACTAGCTCAGGCCGCACAGGACTACGGCAGCCAATACTTTGGCAACGGTGGGCAGATGACCGGCGTACTGTCCAGCGAACAGCCGTTGAAGTCTGAACAGATGGAGACGTTACAGAAGTCTTGGAACGGGTCCATGACTAGCGCCGGCACAAAACTGCTGCCTTTTGGATTCAAGTACAGCCGCATCAGCATCGCGCCGGAAGAAGCGCAGTTCATTGAGACGCGCAAGTTTCAGGCTGAGGAAATCTGTCGCATCTTTTCTGTACCGCCTGCGCTGGTCCAGTTGGAAAGTCAGACGACATACAACAACGTCGAGCAACAGAACCTCATGTTCGCCCGCCACACCGTGTTGCCTTGGGCCAAGCGCATCGAACAAGAACTGGCGTCGAAGCTGCTCACGATGCAAGAAGCGCGAAACCACTATTTTAAATTCACGCTCAACGACTTGTTCAGGGGCGACATGCAAGCGCGCGCCAGCTTCTACACGCAGATGCTGCAAAACGGCGTGATGAACATCAACGAGGTACGCGCGACAGAGGAGCTTAACCCCGTGGCCGGCGGCAACACCCACACCGTCCAGGTCAACCAAATTGCGCTCGATCGCCTGGAGGCGTACAGCGACAAAATTTCAAGCGATGATCAAGGACAATCACCTACCTAACTACGTGCGGCGTGCGCTGCACAGCGTCAGCAAGCAGAACGACCACGTGGAGTACGTGCAACTGGTTACCATCTACAGCCATACGCCCGGCGAACCCGAAGCGCGCATGGCCGAGGTACGCAAGTTTATTGCCGGCGACGTAGAGGAGCAGCAGCGCAAGGCGCAAGCCGACGGCGTACAGTACCGCCACGCCGAGATGCGCGCCGCTGGCGACGAGCTGGTGGTGGAAGGTTACGCCGCTGTGTTCAATAGCGTCACCAACATCGGGCCGTTCATGGAGCGCATTGCGCCGGGCGCGTTCAGTGACGTGCTGAACGATGACGTTCGGTTCCTGGTTAACCATGACGGCGTACCGCTGGCACGCACCAGCAACGGCACCATGACATTGGAGGAGGACGACAAAGGATTGTACTACCGTGCGGTACTCAGCGACACGCAAGCGGGCCGCGATTTGTATACCATGATTAAGCGCGGCGACATCTCACAGAGCAGCTTTGCGTTTACGATCGGCAAGGAGTCGATTGACGACGATGGGGTAAGAGTTATTGAGCGCGTTTCTAGTCTCATAGATACGAGTGCCGTAACTTACCCCGCATACCAGGCCGCGACGGTTTCGGCGCGCGCTGAAGAGAGAAAAGAAAATGACTGACCTTCCCATTAAAGACCTGCAAGCATTGCGGTCCCAATACGTCGACCAGCGCGAGGACGTTAAAAAAGCCGCTGAACTTGAGGAGCGCGACCTGAACGACACCGACGTGGCCGAGATGGAGCGCCTTGCCTCTGAGATTCGTAAAGTTGACGTTCAACTGAAAGTCAAGCGCGAGGACCAGGCTATTGCTAAGAGCGCCGTTCTCGCCGGCGAGGCTTCACGCTCTGAGCAGCGGGAGCTGCAGCGCATGAACAGCAAGTTCAGCCTGAGCCAAGCTGTGCGCGAAGTGTACCAAAATGGCCGCTGTACTGGCGTTGCCGCTGAGTACACCGAGCAGGCCCGCAAGGAGGCCAAGGATAGCGGCGTTGCTATTCGCGGTGTGCTGACGATCCCGCAGGTTGCTATGCGTGCTGCCGTTGACGGTACCGCCGGTGACTTCTCCAGCGGTTCAGCTACGCCAGCGACTGCGCAAGGTTTTCAAGTTGTAGGCAAGGACATTTTGCAGGGCGTCGCCGCTTTGGCATCGAACACGGTGTTTCAGCGGGCCGGCGGTCGCGTGCTTACTGGCTTGACCAATAACACCGACATCCCGACTGTCGCCACGCCGTCCACCATCAGCCAAGTTGACGAGGGCGACGCACCTGGTGCCGACAGCGGCATGGCCTTGGGTCGCGCGCAGCTCACGCCGCAGCGCTTCAGCGCTTTTGCTACGGTGTCACAGCAACTCATGTTGCAATCGGGCAACGCCATCGACGCGCTCATCACCAACGATATGCGGGTGCAGATGGATCGCGAAATTGACAAGTACGTCTTTGGTGTCATCCAGCCCAACAACGCAGACGGCGACTACACTGTGGTGACTCCTGCCAACTTGGCGGCCGCTGAAGGTGCGTTGATTGCTGCCGGTGTTGACTTCGGCAACATTCGGGTGATTGCTAACGGCGACGCTCATACCGTCTTGGCGCAAGCGGCCGTTGTGTCTAGTGTTACGCCGGTTCTCGACCGCGCTACCAACACTGTACTGGGCCACCCGTACTACGTGACTGACCTCATCACTGAGGGTGTAGGCGCTACCGGTGAGTTGCTCATGGGTGACTTCAATATGGCTGCCGCGCTTGGTTTCTTCGGTGGCCTGGACATCGTTGTCAACCCTTACACGTTCGACACGGCGCACGACGTTCGTATCTCGATTCACCGTTACGCCGGTGCTGCTGAGATTTACGCCGGTGCTGTCCTCAGCTTCCACGACGACGCGGCATAATAGCCACGACATAGAACTAGAAAGCCCGGCACCCCGCTGGGCTTTCTTATTTTAGAGCCATGCAAGTTGACATTACCGGCAGCGCAGTAGAACAGGATACTATCATAACGGTAGCTGACCTGAAGGCGCACTTGCGCGTAACCCATACGCATGAAGACACACTGATCGGCGCCCTGCGTTCGGCAGCTATCGCATGGGTAGAGGAGAACTGCAACATCAAGCTGGGCAGCTACACGGCACGCGGGTACCTACCAGGCTTTTACAACGCTTACATCCCTATTGGTCCTGTCACCGCAATCAGCGAGGTGAAGTACCAAACGACTGCCGACAAGGATTACGACAGTGACTTGACTACGTTAAACGCGGCGTATTGGTTTAGTGACCTCATCGGCCAGCCGGCGCGCATTGCATTCAGGGAATACCCAACGACATACGACTACGCATTGACGCCTGTCGTTGTTTCATTTACCGCAGGATACAGCACCATTCCCGCGCCTGTGCTGCACGCCATTCGTTTGCTGGTGGCACACCTGTACGAGAACCGCATGGACGAGGTGGCCGGCACCATCACCACGCGCCTGAAGTTTGGACTTGACGCCCTACTGAACCCGTACCGCATCATCTACCAGCCATGAAGAACGCAGGCCGCCGCGATAGGTACATAACGCACCGCGCTGAGACGCTTGCACAGGACGACTACGGCCAACCTGCTGTGACGGGGACCACCGACACCGACATGTGGGCCGAGGTCATTTACGCCGGCAGCGCGGGCGAGAGCATGAAGGCGTTCCAAATCTTCCCGCAGCGTGACGTTACGTTCGTGGTGCGCCACCCGAACCCTACCGACGACGTGGCAGGACTGAGCATAGATCAGGCCGACATCATTGTGTTCGAGTCGCGGGAGTATGAGATACTGGGATTCGAGGAGATAGGCAGGCGCGACGGCTTGCGCATCTTCTGCAAAGAGAAGGGAACCGATGGCCGCTAAAGTGCAAGGACTAGACGAGCTGATTAAGCAGGTCGGTCGCATTGGCGACTTTCCTAAAGAGATGGCGCGCGAACTGCGACAGGCAAACAAAGAGATTGGACGCATGGCAAGCAAGCGCGTCAAGCCCCAGGTGCCTCGCAGCCGCCGCATCTTCCAAGTGCGCCGTAGCGATGGCCCTGATTACGACATTACGCCTGGTACTTTGCGCCGGTCCATCGGTGTGCGCAATAGCCGAGGCAGCCGCATCAACGTTTGGGTCGGTGCGCGCGCAGGCGGCAACGTTAAAAATGACGGTTGGTTCGCGGGCATCGTGGAGAGCGGCCACGTGGGCGGGCGCAACCGAAGTACAGGCAGCCCAAACTTTAACAAGATTGCACCTGCCCTGGACAGGTTGCGGCCAGCTATGGAACGGCTGTTCATTATGAAGTACCGCAAGGTGTTTGACAAGTACAAACTGTAATGGAAACAGGTAAAGCGATATACAAGCTGTTGAAGGACAGCAGTGCCGTGGGCGCCATCTGCGCCGACCGCATCTACCCTGAGCTTGCGCAGCAGGATGTTGACACGCCGTTCGTTGTCTACACCGTAACCGACACCACGCCCAGTCCAACCAAGAACGCCACGTCGAAACTGGACACGGCGCGCGTAGAGCTGTATTGCGTCAGCGACGACTACGAACAGGCGATGAACCTGGGTATAGCTGTGCGCAACGCACTGGATCGCGTGAGCGGTGACGTTAGCGGCGTGCAGGTGCAGTCCATCGACTTTGATACATCTGACATTCAGTTCGACCCCGACCAGCGGGTGTACGTACTGGAGCAGACCTACGACGTGCGGGTGCAGCTTACCGGCACAGCGGTCAGCCTTACCGGCATCCCGTCCAACGCCATCACGGT